GAGTAGCTCTCAAGTTGAGGGAACTTGGAGTGTCGGTCGTCAATTGTTCGCAAGTTAGTGCGTTGGTCAACTATCCCAAGATCGAGTTGTCGAAAGCCTTGGAGATGGAAGATGCAGTACCTGCAAAAAGTTAACGTCATTACTCCAGCTGACAGTCAGGATCTCGTCTCGTTGGATACCGTCAAGGCTTACTTCAATATCCTAAACGATTTTGAAGATGAGCGCTTGCAAAGTTTGATCACCTTTGCTTCTTCGATTATTGCTGGCTTGTGCGATCGGTCGTTTGGTCTTGCGACGGTCGCGGAGACAGTCACTGTGACTGGAGGGTCAGGTATCACTTGGGGTGGTGGGATATCGAGTGATCCCATTTCCACGGGTGGGGAAGGTTTGGTTCTTTCACGTTATCCACTTATCGGCATCGCCAGTTTGGAACACGAAGGTACTGTTTTGACATCTGACGAGTACGACGTTTTCGATTATGAAGGTAGCGTCTTGCATGGAGGATTTATCGGGGATAACGTGGTCACTTACACAGCTGGGTATGATCTGCCGGATGAAGCGCCTGGCCCACTCGCAGCAGCAGCAATTGAGGTAATCCGACAGGCTTATTACTACGGTACGCGCGACCCTTTTGTGCAAAGCATCACTGACAATGCCACGGGTTCTATTCGGTTCTTTCCACAGCCTGGTATTGGTCGAATGGCCGGTGCCGCGCGCATGGCAAGTCCATTGTCGCCGCAGGCGTCAGCTCTGATCCAGCCTTACAAGCGCATGGGGTTGGCGTGATGCCTGACGAAAAGACCAGTTTTCAAGTCGAAGCGAAAGTAGACATCGCGGACTTTGACGATATTACTCGCAAAGCAGTCAAGAAGCTTGGCGACGAGTTGCAGGTGAAGGAACGGGAAGACGTCGCGGCCGGTGGTATGGCACGGTTCGCCAGACGAACCAGGGTCTTCGTACGCTCCGGTGGTCAACATGGCTGGGTGATAGATGTCGTCGCCCGACCCAATTGGATGCGGGTGCATGAGTACGGTGCCATATCGGTCGCTGCTTCTAGAGGTGGTAAAGCCGTACGTCCTGGAAAAGGAAAGGCGTGGACAGTGGATTACCAGCCTATGTTGTGGGTGCCGTTGTTTACTCCTCGAATGCGAGCGGCGACCTTTGTCAAGACGCGCTATAAGTTGTTCAAGCCTCCTGGTAAGAACGTCTTGATCAGCCCACTGACGGGTAAGGTACTCTACTACGGCATCCCGCGGATGGAGAACAGGCCAATCCTGCACATGCGTGAGATCGCAGAGGAAGAGGCTGAGAAGTTCGTGGAGAACGTACAGGACTACGCCAATGCTTGATTACAACATGAATGTCGTGCTCCCGGTTCAGAATATGTTTTCTCGACCGGTTGAGATCACCCCATATGGAACCCAGCCCGGTCAGCAGCCCTATGGCGGGCGCGGGGTTTATATCACAGCCCCCGTCGATGTCGTGACCGAGGGCAACGTGGTATTCTCCGACCACCGCTCCATGTTGGACATTCGTCTAACAGAGTACCCGATCCCACCCGGTCCGCGCGATTGGGTCTTCATTCCCCCTTCTATGTCCATGCCGTCAGCGGGTCCGTTCGAAGTGCAGGATGTGGATAGGTTTCACGATGGGAGAGCTAGACTGACATTGCGGGTCGCTCATGTGGACGAACCACGGCCGCTAAAATGAGTGCTGCACGTCTGATCCAAGGAGGTATTGTCGAACGGTTGAAGGTCTTCCCGTTCTTCTCGCAGTTTACCTTTGCTCAGAACCAATCGCATCAGGTCATGCCCACTGACCTACCTTATTGTGCAGTCTACCAATTGCCTGAGTCACAGGCAGCCGATGGGGATCTCAATGCTGGTGAACCTCGCTTCAAGTCGGACTCCATCATTGGCATCAGCATCATTTTGCGCAACATCGAACCCGACGAACTGGAAATTGCTTTGGATACTGCCTTCGACGTTATTATGATTGGGCTGTTGCAGGATCCATCTTTCATCGGGTTCCGCCCCGCAGGTCAGTACGATATTGAGGGCGTCTCACGCGTGAAGCGGCAGTTATCGTTCGGCGTTTTAGGCAATACCAATGAGATGCCGATCGGTGAGCTACGCGTTGAGTTGACTTTTATTACCAGGTACGATTACCCACCCGAGATTGTTGACTGGCTTAAAGTCGTGCATTTGGAAACTGTTTATCCGAGCGTTGAAGCAGCACCCAGCACCCAGCAGATCGTTGCTGAGTGGGATCTGCCGACTGGATCACCAGGAGATTCGCCATGAGAAGCATGAACCTGAAACTCGTTATCAACCGTCCGACTGAAGCCAATCCTTTTCCGATTCCACGCATTCGAGTGTGGCCACGGACCGAACTTATTCGCAAGACTATGAAGCACCCGGTCGGCAATATCAGTTTTCGGGCCACCATCAATGAGAGCGTGGAGTGGCCGTTTGATCAGTTCACCAAGCGCCGGCTGGGGTCGTTTGACAGGCCACCTTCGGTATACGATCACCCGCCACCGTGGCCAGAGACTCTGCTTGATCCACATGCTGAGCCCACAGCGGCGTCGTTTGAGAAAGGTGAACTTCTACAATCAACCGAGCCATCTCCGAAGTCTGAGGGCTAGCCGCAAGACTTCGGTGGGGTGCGTGGATCAGCTAGGAAAATGCAGTATCGGCTTTTCACGCGGGGCCGCTCTGCTGCGGTCACCTCCTGGCTGCTCCCGTACTGCAATTGTAGATGGGTGTAGATGACTTTCACCACGAGTATGACGGGCGCCCACCGGTCTACCATCCTCAAACTGACGATGACGAACTGTTAGCTAGGCTCTTTGAAGTACACGGGCAAGAGTATGCTGAAGAACTCTTGCGGAAAGATGCAGCCATGCGGCGTCGCATGACTCAACGGCAAAGGAGGTAACCATGCCGATAAGCTTCAATAATATTCCCAGCAATTGGCGGATCCCGCTCTACTGGGCGGAAGTCGATCCGTCACAAGCTGGCTTGCCTATCGTCAGGCAGCCTGCCCTTGTGGTTGGTACCATGATGGCAATCGGTCAGCAAACGCCAAACGTCCCGCGGCCGATGGGCACGCAAGCGCAAGTCGATGTCGCCTACGGGCAGGGTTCGGAAATTTCCTGCATGTTTAAGGCGTTCTTCGCAAGCAATTTCGCCCACGAGGTCTGGGGCTTGGGTGTGCTGCCCGACTACGGATCGAGCTTCGCCTCTGGCACGATCAAGATCGGTTCGCTCAATTCGCCACCTTCGTGGGAAGCAGGTGTGATCAGCCTCTACATTGCGTCGCATAAGATCGCCGTCACCATCGGCGCCAGCGATACCGTGGACGAGGTCGCCTCACAGATGGCATCGGAGATCAATGCTCTGCCGGCCTTGCCAGTGACGGCGACTGCAAACAATGACACCGTTTCGGTGCACTGCAAGTTTGGTGGCATCAACGGTAACGACATTAGCATGACCCTGAACTATTGGGGCAAGATCGGTGGTGAGGAAACCCCGGTTGGTTTGCTGTTAACGTTCTCCAATCCGGGTACTATGGATCCAAGCAAATGGGGCTGGTTGGGTGGAGGTGCCGGTATCCCAATCTACGACAATGCGATTGCAAATCTCGGTGAGCGCGAGTTCGAGTACGTTGCTCTCCCCAACACAGACAGTACCACTCTTCTCGCGTGGGAAACCGAGTATGGCTTCTCCGATACAGGTCGCTGGGGCTGGATGCGTCAGCTGTACGGACATCTGTTCTGTTGTAAGCGTGCTACCTACGCGGATCATATCCTTTGGGGAGCGACACGCAACAGTGGTTTGACCTCGGTGATGGCGATCGAGGTGGAATCGCCGACGCCGACCTATGAGTGGACGGCGTCCTACGCCGCCAAGGCCGCCCGTGCTCTGACCAATGACCCGGCCAGACCACTCCAAACCTTGTCACTCAACGGGATCTTTCCGGCAGCTGGTGAGTACCGTTTCAATCTGATGGAGCTGAACTCCATGGCCGGCAGCGGTCTTGCCACGCAGAAGACCGGCAGCGATAACTTCCCGATGATCCTGCGGGAGACCACAACGTACCAACTCAATTTGTACTCGCAGTCGGATGACGCCTACGAGTTGGTCACGACGATGGCGACCCTGGCACGCCTGATCCGCAATCAACGGCAAGCGATCACCAGCAAGTTCCCTCGTATGAAACTTGCCGACGATGGCACCCGGTTCGGTATCGGACAAGCCATTGTGACGCCGAGTTCGATCAGAGCCGAGCTCGTCTCACAGTACCGCGTTGACGAGTTCAATGGGTTGGTGGAGAACGTGACCGAGTTCAAGAACCATCTCATCGTCGAGCGTGATCCAAACGACCCGAATAGAGTCAATGTCCTCTATCCGCCGGACTTGGTAAACCAACTCAGAGTTTTTGCCGTGCTCGTACAATTCCGGTTGCAGTACAACCGCGGCAACGACTTGGAGATCACGGCTGGTGCAACGACGCTGGGTGGTGCGCAGGCCTCGCAAGGTACTTCACCGGCTGTTGGCGTCG